CGGCAACCCTGCCGGCTGGACTTCTGGGCCAAAGGTCCCTTACCTTGTCACATCCTGGAGCTTCTCATGATACGTACCCGTCAGATGACCTTGTTTGACAATACTACGGAAGCCTCTTACTTTGATGAGCGTGACAACACAACTCATCCTAGTGAGGAGCACAACCTTAGTATTAAGTCTATGCAAGATTGTCTGACACCCGGGTACCGTCAAAAGAAGTCTTCGGGAGGGGTCCTGCCTTATCTCTATACGAGTATCCATACGGATTCCGTTGTTTACGTTCCATGCTTCTTCGATATCAGGAGAAATTCTGATAACAAAAGAATCTATGGTTCGCAACTCGGAGGTCCTCCCGTCGGCCTGTCTCTGCCAGCTCTTCCTGCACACGATGAGGGCGCCATTGCTTACGTTTTGAACTCGGCTATTGCTGAGGCCAAATCGGATAGCTTTGATGCCCTTACGTTTGCGGCTGAACTTCAGAAAACATCGCGGATGGTTGGTAATCGTATTGAGAGTGTCTTTCGTTACGGCCGTCGTGCGGGTTCTCGTGCAACTAAGCATAAGAACCCGTTTTCGGCCTTTGCGAATTACTGGCTGGAGTACCGTTACGGTTGGCGACCCCTTTTGATGGATATCGATAACATTGTGAAGCAGCTTAAGGAGAAGTCGCGTCCTTTCAATGAAGGCCATTCTCAGGCCGTCGTTGATTTGGGCGCTTCTGATTCCCAAACTGAATCATATAGTGAATCGAACGTCAATTGGAGCGCTACTCGTATTGGTACTAGAACCTACAGAGGTTTTGCCTTGGCAGTTGGTGATTTCGGGACGGCGCCATCCTTCCAGCCTGTACGTACTGCTTGGGAGTTAATTCCCTTCAGTTTCGTTATCGACTGGTTGTTTGACGTCGGATCGTTTCTCAACGCCATAACCCCTATACCCGGTGTGAATATCCGGGCGAGTGGCTACAGTGTGAAAGATGAGATTACGGACGTGGTTTCCTTTGTCCACGTGACGAAGCCTGGGTCAGGATATACTGTTTCATCCTCGACCCCTTCTTCTGCCACTACGACTAGGGTTTATTACGACCGTTTCCCATCCGACGCACAAATCCCGAGACTCTATTCACGTCTCAATCAATTGAGGGCCTTGGATGTGGCTGCGCTCGTCTTACAACGAGCTCTTCCATTCTCTAAGTTCCTCATTCACAAGAGGTGAACGATGTCCGCACTTACCATAGGCGGCTCTCAGACGGGCGGTACCAGCAAGACGTTGACCCCAGCAGGGATCGACGCCTCCGGCAGATACCGCTTCGCCTTCCCAGAGCATGCAGCTCTGTCTCAGCGCCTGATGACCGTGGGCGTGAAGTCACAGCCAGTTACGAAAGACTCGCTGGGTTCGCAAGAAGCCAGCATCGATTTCGTTCTGTCTGAGGCGGCGCCTTCAGAGGGATGCTGCACCGTCCAACAGGGCGGTGTCTACATCAACCTGAAGATGCGATACAACCTGAATCAGCCTGAATCGCTGTGGTTAACGGCGATCCAGTACCTCCAGGGAGCGGCTTTTGCCGGTTTCCTTGAGGGCTTGCTGACGAAGGGTGTCGTCGACATTGACGCGGAGTAATTCCCCGCGCTTTGTCCGTCCTCCTCTACCCTGACAACAGAAGAGGTTTGACTCCATGCAAGAACGCTATAAAGCATTGCACGGTATCCGTCCTTTAGATTTAGTGTCTATTGGACGTTGCTTCCGTAGTCGACTTCCTGAATCTGAAAAGGTGCATTACGATGCATATCTCTCCCATGTCGGGAGAAATGACTTCGTGTCTGCCTCTACATTTTCAGAAAGTCGCATCGATCCACAGTTGTGGGCCGATGTTGACCCTGCGGTATTCAAGTTAATTCGACAGGCCTATGCTCTAACTGAGAAGATCACCCTTTCAGGTGATCAATCAGCTGAGCAGTCGGCCTGGAAGAAGTTCCTTGATATGGAACGGAGGTGTAAAATGACGAATCGTAAGATTCGTTATCTACGCCTCCGCCCTGACCGCGTTCGAAAAGTTTCAGGGGGAGTTATGACCCTCCTAAAGCTCCAGGCAATTCGAGATACAATCTCGAAGTTGCTTGGTCCTTTCGAACTCCAGTATCCTAGGATACTGGAACGGCTGAGCTACGGACCAGGAATGACGCTGAGCTCTCATGACCCTTCAAAGGTCTCCCTACCCTATAAACTCACCGACCGCCATACAATCACGAATGATTGTAAAAGCGTGCTCTCTGACTATCTCAAAGTAAATCGGAACGAAATTCCGTATTACTGCGACTTCGTCAAAGGGGATCTCGGTGTCTTTAAAGGAAGGTTGAGAGTCCAGGAAGTTCCCGGCTGCAGAATCACCTTCGTCGACAAGACGTCGGTGATCAAGCGTACAATCGCCATAGAACCTTCTGTGAACGTAAGTTTCCAGCTTGCAGTACATCGCTTGCTGGTCTCTCGTTTACAGAAGTTTGGTATCGACCTAAAAGATCAAACGAGGAACCGGTCTCTCGCCTTCCGTGGATCCAGTGATGGATCTGTGGGGACGATTGACCTTAGTTCCGCGAGTGATACTATTAGTCTCGAACTGGTTCGGTGGCTGCTGCCGCCTGACTGGTTTGCTCTACTTGACTGCTTGCGCAGTCCTGTGGGACATTACCGAGGTAAGAACTTTCGCTTTGAGAAGTTTAGCAGCATGGGCAATGGTTTTACCTTTGTCCTTGAGACTATTCTTTTCTATGCGATTGCTTACCACTGTTGCGATAATGGAGACAAAACACTCCTAAGTGTTTACGGGGACGATATTATCGTCCCCGTTCCCTCCTTCGACTCTGTTCTGTCTGGGCTTAGGTTCTTCGGCTTTCTTCCTAATAAGAAGAAGAGCTTCGGTTCCGGTCCTTTCAGAGAGAGCTGTGGGTTGGATGCCTTCAAGGGCGTGAATATACGGCCTATCTACTTCAGAGGATTGAACCCCTCTGTTGTTGAGCGGCTAGCTATTCACAATCACTTCTACCGTAGGGGTCTCTTTGATGTTTGTAAGATCATCGTCGATTCCCTTCCGGAGCACTTCCGTGTGTTCGGACCTCCCGGTCCGACAGACGGTTACCTCTTTACTGAGGACTCCGCTGTTTTGCGCAAGTTTCGCAGATGGAATTCCTCGACTCAAGGATTCGTCTATCGTGGCTTTGCTTTGCAGAGCCGCCGTATCCGATTCCCGTCGAGATTTCTTCTTGAAGCTTCGCTCTTCAGCGGTGGTGCGTATAGTAGTGGTGC